ATAACCATTCTTTTTCATCCATCGTTTTAAAGCTGTCCACGCAACTGGAAACGCATAATCCTCTCCCTTTGGATATTCTTTATTAAATACCTCTATAAATATATTAATAGCTCCTTTCGGATATTTTTTCAAAAAATCTGGAGGATTGTCTTTATCATATGGGGCTATTTCTAAATTCGAGTCAATTGGCTCGTTGATTACTTCTGCTTCCTGCATATCTTCTGGTTTCTTCTGTTTTTCTCCCTGTTTTTCAATTTGCTTCTTCGTTAAAGGAACTGTATCTATACCTTTATCTTCCTGATTCTGAATCATATGTGGATAGCACGTATCCCGCATTCCATTTTCCCATTCTTTCTTTAATCTCTGCAATTCTTTATCAGGGTCAACACCCAATACTTCCTGATATGTCCTAATAGATACTACACCATAAACAAATCCTGACCTAAGTTGGTCTATAATTTCCTCAACATTTATTTTCAGAGGTGAATTAGTAATTTTTAAATCAACATTATCACTAAATATTTTCTTATGACCATCTTTGTTATTAGCAATAATTAAATTTATAATCTCTAATAAAACAGTTTTAAATCCATCTACCCCTGCATTAACTTCAGAAATAAAAGGTTTAGGATTTAATACTGATTCTTTTCTAGTACTCGAAACTCCCTGTATTACATCAACAAAACCTAAACCACTTAAGAGCGCTCTATAACCCTGCCGATAAAGTTCTTCAGATAGAATTTTTGATAAATCAGGAATTAAATGGTCATACTTTTGGTCAAAAGGAACTGCATTTGTTGGTGTATGGTCCTTCTCTGATTTATATGTCTCTAAAGCAGTTTTAAAATTATCAACCAATGTTGCTAAATCTGAATCTTTATAATCTACTTTTCCATCTAAGAATAGTTTTTCGGTTCCTTTTGTGATAACAAATAAATAAGGCAAAACTTTAGTAATAACTTCATCTGACTTTTCCTGAACTGCTCGAATACCTAAGAAATTTTTTAATACACCATTCTTAACAAGATACGGAACTGGATATTTATCAAACCATCTGCCAAACGGTTTATTTACTACAATATTTTCACTCGCTTTTGAAGGAACTGGTTTTTTCAATTCTTTATCTAAAAAATATTTATCTTCTCCTAACTTATAATTTTTATCATTTCTATCTACATAAACCGAAGCTCCATTAACAAACCAGAGAACTGTGGGAACTGAAATAGTAACATTACCTACCGTAATATTCTTCCATGCACTAACCCTCAACAAACATAAAGAAGAACCAGACCATCTTTCCTTGAGATATTCCTTTGTCAATTCATGTATTCCAGTAGGAATTCCATTAACCATTAAATTTATTTGCGATAACCATAGGTTTAATATTTTCTCAACCGTTTCATTATCGCTTTCTACTGCATACACAGTTTCAGATGCAGAATTGATGGCATAATTTACTATAGTATTTATAGTACCAGTAATATCATTATCAGTCATTTCCTTTACCTTTGCACAACGACCATGAAAATCTTCTGGTATGGAAATGCTTCCTGTTTCAAACATATAGTCTAAAAATTTTTGATATAAACTGAGTCCGTTTGACATAAATTTCTCCTGTTCTTTTTATTTACTTAAAATTTTATTTTGATATAAATCTTTCCAATAATCCCTATTAAAATTTGCTCTAATGTTACATTGATTGCAAAGTGTAATTAAATTTTCTTCTTTACAATTTTGTTTATTATAATCAATGTGATGAATACTTAGATTAACTCCATAAACTATTAAATATTCTTCTTCAGTCATTCCACAGTTTTGGCACGTGTAGTCATCACGTTTGCGGATTACTTCTTTTAATTTTATATTAAAATCAGGACTATATGGTAAAAAAGAAACTCCACCACGCCAAATATAATTCCTATCGCCTAAATGTGAACAAGAGCAACATCTACCCAAACCGACTCTTACATTGGTTAAACTAATTGGATTACCGCAATCAGAACAATAATGCTGTTTTAACGTTATTCCTTTACGATAATTCGGATTCGTTTCACCAATTTTACAACAAATAACGCATGCTTTCTTTCCTGTTAACCAAGTGGGGTACGAAATTTCATTTGTTTTACATACTTCACAATAATGTTTTTTTAACGTTTCTCCCTTTTTAAAATTTGGATTTAAATCTCCCTTACGGGCACATGACCTGCATCTATTGTTGCCATATACTGCTGAACTTCTGCTTATCTCTTTTTTACAGTCAATGCAGAAATATTTTTTCATATTATTCTCTCTTACTTCCAAAACTACCCCCGCCTAACTTCCTTTGTTGAATGGGGTTAATGCTTAAAAATTCCGTGTTCCAATCACAGACACTGAACACCTGAAACGCCTGAAATAAATGGTTTTGGGTCTTGTTTCCATAGACCGTACGTTGACCACTTTTCATTACTATGACTCCATCTAGCTGAGAATCTAGTTTCAAATCCCAGTAGCATTTTATTTTTTCATTATAAAAAATATGTTTTAATCTCTGAATTGACCAATCAGTAACAAATTCTTCTACGTGTTCTGATGTTGCGTTTCCTTTTTCATCGAGTTTATACCCAATAGTAACTTTCTCATTAAACGCAACTCCAAAGATATGCTCTTCAGTCTGATTATAATCCTTCGCCAAACTACAGAATAATGCTTTTCCGCCACCTGATGTGATATCGAGACCGACTACATTTGCTTTCAATGTTTCTATTAGATATCTAAATATTATTTCGTTCTCATCAGGAGCGATTTTAAACGTCGTAATATTATAAATATATTTATAAACATCTTTTATTTTAGAAAGAACAATTATCTCAGTTGGCGCAGAGCCTTCCCCGATATCTGCGTGAATGTGAATTGATTCCGCATTATTAGGACGGTCTATAATCACGATATCTTTAAATCTAAAAAAATTGTTCGTGTTAATCTCAAAACTTTTAATTGGTAACGGTATACCTTGAGCATCTCGAATATAGGTATCTCTTATTTTTTCAATTATAAATACGCTTTCACCGTTTTCTATAACTTTTCCATCAATCTGCACTTGATAACCCGAAGACGATTTCCCGCCAAACTCTCTTATCGCTGCTTCCTCTTTATCATCATCCCATGTATGATTTACATATGATGGAAAATTAATTAATTTATTTTCATTTTTAAGATTATAAAATATTTTCCCCATTGGAGATTCTTTAGCAAAAGTTGTCATACCAGTATAATGATTTATAATTCCCATTTCAGATTGTGCCATTAATCGTTCATGAGCTATGGAGTTTGTTTGTTACGATGCCTCTTCAATCCATGATTTCTCATCATGACGCCCATGATAATTTCCACCAGGATTTTTGCCAGCAACGTTTTCATTTACGCTTTCAAGTATCGTTCCCGATGGAGTTTTAGCTTGATAAGGATTTCTTATTACTCGAATATTTAATAATTTTAATATCGGATGAAATTCTAGTGGAACAAAAATCTGCTCACATACTTTTTTAATCTTCTCGGCGTCTGCACTTGATACCGAACCTTTATGAAACGTATTATGAAACAACGCTAATACGACATCAACTATCAAGCCAATTAGAGATTTTCCTGTAAGTCTTCCACCGAGAATATATGTTTCTGACATTCCTTTTTTTAAATTAAAAAATTCTTTTTCTGTTAATTCCTTATTGTCAAATAGCAATTGGTCGTAAGAAAGATAGTTATATTGATATTTTCTTACTTTACTAAATTTATCTTCTTCAAATTCTGATAAACTTCCTAAATTACTGAATAATATCTCAGTAGATGCTATCGGATTTCTCAGAAGTTCAAAGATTATTAAATCTTCCTCAGAAATTCTATCAATCACCTATTTCTCACTTTCTTTAGATTTATTTTTCAAGTAAATCTGGTCGTAAATTTTATCAACATATAAAATATTTACCCCAAGTACGTCTGCTGCGTCTTGACGGGTAATCTGATTTTTTTCGACCATCTGCATTAATTTTAAATTATATAAATCAGTTCCACGAAACCAATTACATGTTTCAGCAGTTAAATGTTCAGTCTTTAATAGAAGATAAAATATTTTTGAGCAATATGGGCATTTTACAACGTTACATCCTTTATGCGTTTCATAATATGCTAATGCCTTTCTTTTTAGTTTATCCCATTCAGCCAACCATGTTGCTGATTGACGGTCTTTCTGTGAAAGCCCTAACTCTACTTTTAATTCACTTATCCTTTTAACTACTTTATCTAATTGCTCTACAATTTCTAAATCCTGTGCAGGATTAGCAGCAGAATACTGTATTTTTAATAAATTCTGAAAACGCAAAGCAATCAATTCTTGACAAAGAAGTTGATTAAGTGTTAATTTATCTGATTCTGTTTCTATACTTCCTTGACCCATGTATTTCTTTAATAATTCTTTTACATATTCTTCTTCTTCTTTGGTCGCTGCGAAAGTATTATCTATAATCTCTTTTTTTAATAACTCTTCCTCAGCCAATAATTTTACCTCTTCAGGAGTTTTATTTTTATTCTGAGTAAGATTTGATAATTTTTTAATAGTTTTTTCTAAATCACTCATTTATTCCTACTTTCTTTATACTAATATTAATCTTTTTCTTGGAATAATTCCATACATATTGTCAAAATAAATGATATTAGCTGCATCTGCATTCAGAATTGTTATTTTTATTTCGTCTATAGCGTCCTTATTCGCATCACTTACTCCCGATATATCTACATATACTTCTTGAAATTTATCTGCTTCAATAATATTAGGAGCAACCTCAGTAGTAGTTCCTCCAGCATCATGAAATCCAATTTTAAAATTACTTCCTGTTCTACTTGCTCTACATTGAAATTTAACATATTTTTTTCCAGATAAATCTATCGGAGAAGCAATTGTCCTCGTTAATGTTTTATTCAAGCTATCCGTCTGTGCCGCCACCACCTTCAAT